TGTGATTACGACAATCATAATTAAGCCGGCGCAACCACCTCAAAGTCTTCAGGCTTGAAACCCAAAATTTCGCCGATTTCAACCAGCGCCTTATATTCTTCGGCGCCAATACTACCATTGGCCTCAGCGACACTGATGGCGGTGATATACACTTGTTCGCCAATCTCGGTGTTGTCGGCGATGTCTTCCAGCTCTTTTTTGAGTTTCAGCTTGCCCATGCGGAAGTCGGAATTGATGATACTGGCGTATTGTTGAATCTGTTTTTGGATGTCACTTTTTGAGAACGACTTGAAGGTGTCGTTGACAGAAATTACCGTCGCCAGCTTTTCACTTTCTTCACGATCCAATTTACCGTCATAGGCGCCGACGTAGACGCCCGCCGCCACCGCGCTCTCAAACGCATCTTTTGAAATTGCTTTGCCACCTTTGCGGCTCAATTTACCGAACAAACCCATAATTTTCTCCAAGTTAAATTAAAAATAGTCACTGCTTACTTACCAGAAAGTTCATTTTAGCCTACATTCTCAACAATTACATAATTTTCTCCACTTCACTCTTTATTACCGCAAAACTGTATTTCAACGCCGGCTTTCAGGGCTTTAGCTGGTCGTTACAGGTAGTAGTCATCGCGCTCTATACGCTTAACCTCAGCGCTGCATCTGCGAATATTGACGATAATCTTAATTTCATCAAACTCATCAGCCATCATTCTATCGACCTGTCTTGAAATGCTGTCGAACAAGGAAGACGCGACCGCAATGCTGCGATAGCGCCTCCTCGCGCGGCGATAACCGGTTCTTATCCAGCCTTTGATATTCTCGCTGTTTTCAGAGACCATTTGTCTATTACCTGCAACATCGCCATCCACGTATTCGATAAACTCTTTGGTTGCAAGGCGAATGGCTTCTTCAATATCAGCTTCAATACCGTCATCCTTCAATCGATACGTCGATATAGGTTTGATGTCTCTTTCGTTTGCGATAAACTCCAAACACTTTTCCAAATCAGCGCTTAAATTTTCACCCAGTCCAGAGTAATATCTGCCTGAAAGATAACCACTCTCCCAGCGAACAAAAATCATAGCGCCTAACGCCAGCAGCTCATCTTCCCATCGATCGGTTTTGCCGTCCCAAAAATGCTCGATCACATCATGCGCAACGGTGCGCCCATCGCCGGCGTTGAATTCAACCGGTGCGCCCTTGAGTCTCCACCCCAGAGTGCCAAACTCCGGGTCTGTCACATACTCGTCCGGGTCTGTCACATACTCGAATGTTTTAACTATCATTGAGCCACCGCCTCTTTACCGTTGGCGATGTCGATCAACTGTTTCCAGTATTTAGCGATGCGCTTGCGACACTTCTCCAAATGCTTACCGGATAGCTGGCGGTTATTCTTAATCACATACTCGGCGCAGTAGGTTAAATACCGGGCGTCGGCGTGATTGAAGCCAATATTGTTTTGAATTTGCGTGGTTCCCGAGACGCGCTCTGACGCAGTTTGGCGTTTGTAGATAGCCACGACTGCGCGTGAAACCGCCTTGTCATTCGTGTTCAGCATTTCCACTATTTTCTCTTTTGTCCAAGTCATAACAGCACCTCTTAGTAAGTAACCGATGATTTATTATCAATCGCTCAATCAGGGGTGTCTGTGGTGATTGCTAGCTGTCTTCTAATTCATACAGGGCATCTTCAACGTCGGTGCCTTCAATATGGTCATAGGCTGCTACAGCGAGCTCCCAAAATCCTGCATCGCGCGGGTTCAGCCTTTCGTGAAATTTATGACCACTTGACGCCTCGAATCCGAACATCTCGCAAAAGGTTTTGGCAAGCTCATTTGCCTCATTCACTATTTGTCTAGCCGTTTTGTATTCGCTCATAATTCAATTGCTCGATTGCTTTTTGGATGCGGTCATTTACCCGCTAAATTTAACGCTCACGGCCCGCGCATAAAAAAGCCGCTAACTTGTAGCGGCTAAGATAAAGCGGGGCTTAAACGCGATTTTATGCGGCGCCGGCGAAGGTTGAAGCGATTGTGCTTGTTAAGCGGTCTTCTACCGAGATGGGCGCCGGCTTGCTTTGACTCGATCTGACAACGACGCCTTTGCGGTTTTCAACCTTGATTGGGATGTGGCGGTGAGTCAGGTCTTCAACGATATGCGAAAACTCCTCGCGCACAAATTCCACTTTTGAGCGCGGCCAACCACGTTCCGCGCGAAACTTCGCATCCTCAAACGATCCAGCCTTGACCGATATATCCAGGCAGTTGTCGATTTTGAAGATGTAATTGGTGACGATATCACCGGTAACTAAGTCTTTACTCATAACTTTCTCCGAGGGTGTGAGATGGGTTACATGTTATGTAACCCGTTACTTACCTTATGCGGCTTGATTAAGCGGCCAGCGCCGACAATGCCGCATTGACATCATCGACTTGAACCGCTGGAAGATTTGAGGTGCTTTCAGCTAAGTAGCGCTCCAAATATTTCTTACCTTCAGGCCAAATTTCGATGGCTTTTTCGACCGTTTTGGCACTGAATAAGAGTGATTTGATCTTCACCCTAGCTTCTTCCGTCGCATCAGCGACTACACCAATCTCAGCATCGAGCCGTTCGTATTCGACCAAAAGCGGGTGATTTTCGTCGATACTCCAACATTCGGCGCCAGAGTAGTAATACCCCAGGCAAGGCCTGCTTGCGTCGAACTGAATTCTTTTCCAGTTCTTGTATTTTTTGCCGTCAATGCGGGATGTAGATTGCCCTTTTTCGTCGGCAATACCTACATCGAATTGCGTGTTGGTGTTGATAAACTCGATAGGTAAAGATGTCAGCTTCGACATCACATCTTCACCGGCCAATGAAGCAAATAGCGCATAGCCTACTCTGCCGCGCTGGTCTTTTAATGACTTCAGCTTTTCAGCCGATGCGTCATCCGATGCCAACTTCGATACCGTGTTGGCGATTTCTTGATTTATCTTTCTTCTTGCCATGTTTTTATCCTCTTTAGTTACGTGAAGTATTATTAAATCACCCCGAGATAGGGTGATTTATGGTGATTATAGTCAGTGATTACTTATCTTTTCAAGAAAAGGGTGCCATCCGTGGCAGGAGCAACTATTTCCCCATCAGCGTCTTGACACGCTTCAGGATTTCAGAATCCGGGTTTTCGATCAGGGTTCCCCGTGCGGCGCGATTGCAAATCTCCAAATCGGTAAACAATTGAATGAGCTGATTTGACTGGCTCGCTGCGGTTCCCATGCTATACGGCTTCGACAGCAGGTTATTCATAATGTTGCCGGACTTGCCGCCCACCAACTGCCCGTCTTTTATCAGAACTTCAAAGCCTCTGCGGGTAACTTCATTCAACCCGCCGCCGCTTTGCAGGAACTTAAACAGGTTGACGGCTTTGTCCGACACATATAGCGCCATGTCGTCAACGATGGCCGCAAAGTCTTCGGTGTGTTTATCGGGGGCTTTGCCGGCCCAGTCTTGAGACAGTGTGGTCAGCTTGATGAAATCTGCACCCAACTGATTTGCGATGCGCTCAGACACCTTTCCGGTCTTTTTCACTCGTGGTTTTTTAGCGGCTTGAGTGGGCGCAATCTCGACTTCACTCTCCGCTTCAGCCCCAACTTCTGATTCAGCCTCAAGCTCAACTTCGCCATCAACTTCGACAATTCTGTCGATCACCTCTACGCTCTGTTCGGCGTAGATTTTCTGCATTTCCTCTTCCGTCTCGATCTCACGGATGACATCGCCAATGATCGCATCATCCTCTTCGTCGACTTCGATTGCCTCTAACTCTTCGGTTAAGGTGTCGAGGAAGCTCAAGTCGTCATCCAACAATACGTCAATGTCTTGGTTTTCTTGTGTGCTTGTTTGCATAATCTTTGCTCCGGTAAAGAAAGTAACAGTGTAAGCCGCTGATCTTGGGAAGTATCTGGTGACTTACTGCTCATTTCATTCAATCTCGCCAATCAATCGTTAGTCCGTCGATCAACTCAGCGAGATTGAATGATAAAGCCGCGCTTTAGGGGGGCGTTGTGGGCGTTCGGTTTAGAAAGAGCCGAATATAGAGGGTGATGCTGCGTCGCTTTTCGGGCGCTGAAAAGTGACCAACAACTCGGTCATTGGCGGTTGATGAATGCGGTTGTCTATCTCGATGATGGCTTCATTGCCTTCGTAATCCTCTTCGACGCTTAACAAATTCATATCCGCCAGCATTTGCTGATAATAGCGCATAGCCTCCTTCTCAGAGCCAAACTCTTTTGTCAGCGTTGGGTCGTTGATCTTCTTCCAATAATCGACACCCGCTTCGGTTGCGAGAATGACGTTACTCACATCCACCTTGTATAGCTTCCAATACTCACGCGGAATGTTGCTGACGTTGACCACCTTACCAACCCACTCAACACTAGCAGCAATCCTCTCATTCTCATAGCGGCGAATGAAGACATATTCTTTATTTCCGCGCAGGGTTGTCCACGTCGAAGACTTGATAATGCTGCCCTCTTTATTGACATAACCGACACTCTTACACCTTACCTCATTCTCTCGCATGAACGTCTTGCCTGACCGCCTCCCACTGATAGTTCTCGCTCTGGCCACATCAGCCTCCCTCGCTCAAGCGTGCGATTTCATGACCTTCCACCATATCCGACCATAAAAACGGTTCGCTGCCATCGCGCGGCGTTATTTTTATGAAATCCATATCCTCATCCGATTCATGCAAAACTACCTCGGCGACGCCGACGCAAACCGACATATCAGCCAACCTCGCCGGCATCTCCCTGTTTTTGGCCGCCTTGATCTCTTCCGCGTCAGCTAAGTCGTGACACTCGCCAAAGAATAAGATGATCGGGTGGCTGTTAATTTCAGTTCTTACAAAAATGACATAAGTAGGGTCTTTAAGACGTTCGCAATGATTCATAAATACCTTTGTTGTTGATTGAGATTTATTTTACCGCTATCGGTCTGGGGTCTGAATTAGCCCTCTCTGGTGACATCAAAGCCGGCGGCGTGCATCCAAGCTTCGTGAGCCAATTGCTTTCCGTGACCTTCAAGTAGCGTTTTTCCGTGCGCCTCCCACCATTTATCAAAACTTTTTCCGTGGTCTATGAGAGCGCGTGTGTAATCCTCCGCGTTTTGGATTTCGTCGAATATTTCATTTGGAAACTCCGTCGCCTCTAGTCTTCCAGAGAAGCCACAGTAGAGCGCATGCGCCGCGCTGATCGCGGATAGCGCAATAACCCTGACCAAATTGAACACCCCGCCAAAGACGGCGGCGAACAGTGGCTTGATGCCGTTGAGATAGATTTCATACGGAAACATCAGCGAGAATTGAATTCCCGTAAATGAGGATTTCAGCCAATTGGTCTGTTTATCTAATATCCTGACGTGCGCCGTAGACTTTAAAAATATTACCGATGGATTTTCTTGCTCTTGTGTCATGCAGCCTCGCTTATCTCGTTGTTAAATTGGGGTAATTTGTAGTAGCCACCCTCAAGCCCTTTAAAGAAGCACTTGGCGGTCAATGTGATATCGTATAGGGCGCCGTGTGATTGCTCCAAATCATACTCGATATCGAAGCACTCGCAGAGAACCCGCAGGTTCGGCGGAAAGCCGTCGTAGGTTGCGAATCGCCCCTTCTCCATCGTGCAGAATGTCTCCACCTCGTGAACTCTTCGCCCCACCCTTGCAATTTCGCCCACCAAAAACGGGCCGTCGAATGCCATATTATGTGCAACCAACAGATCGGTGCGGTTGAGTATCTTAACGACATCATCGACAACATCTTCCCATAACGGCTCGCCAATCAAATCATTGATGCTAATTTTATGAACCGCTTGGGCTTTTGCGTCGATGGACCGATCAGGATTGATGCGCTTTACATACTTGCCCACGGGCTTGTATTGATTGGTGGTTAGATTATATTGATACGACAAAAAAGCCACCTCAACAAAGCGGTGGCCGGCTGATTGATCTAAGCCTGTTGTCTCCGTATCTACGAAGGTTATTATTTTATTCATTCCGTTTCCACTCCTAAATTTGGAAATTCAAACTCGCGATAACCATCCTTTTTCATCTTCGCGCAGACCTTATCAAACAAGTCGCCCAGGTCAGCCGTGTTATCGCAACGGATACCTTTAACCTTGACCTTCCCGCGAAAGATCAATACCGACGATAAGGTCGGCGCCTTCAAAACCTGAAAGTAATGCTTGTCGTTGGAAAATATCCGACGTTCAAAGAAGCTACTGTCGTGATCAACCTCCCAACTCGACAGCTCCTTAAAAGTATCCTTATCTACGCCCCACCCGGTAGCCGCTATCAGCGTTTTCACGGCATAGTCAGCCTGCGCTAGCGTGATCAGGCCGCCGGTGCAGTCGCTTAAAATTTTCTCGTAGGTTTCAATGACCTTAAACGTCAGCTCTTCTCTGGTTGTGGGGATTTTTTTCGCCGCTTCGCTCATATACACCTCTTTCCGGTTTGCTTAAAGTAACTGATTAGTTATGATAGCCCCGCTAAGCAGGGCAGAGCGGCGTCTTTCGACACCGCCTTTTTGGTTAATGAATGGATTTGCTTGCTAAGATCGCGCCTTTCATGGCCGCGTGCGCCTCAAACGATCTAAAGGCCGCATTGACAGACTGATGAACGGCTGCAACCCTATTTTTGAGATTGGTGGTGCTGCGCGAAATGCCAACCGCCTGTATGGTCAGATCGTGCGATGCCATAAAGCCACCCAGCACTGCGTTGAAGTGCTCGATGTAGGCTGTATTCGGCGACCCGCGCCCCTCACGCGCGACCATTTCAATGCCCGGCTGTATTCTGATAACCACATTGAAATACCGGTTGGTTACTTCAAAGCAACGATCACGGTAATTGAGGTATTTGCCCGCTAAACCTTCATCGACATTGTTACGCAGTATGTCGGTGGTCAAGTAAGTCAGAAAATCCAAAGGGGTTCTATCTGATATAAACGTGCCGATATGGTTACGGTAGCTTTCCTCAGCCGCATCAAGGATTAACTCTTGCAGCATTAAGCGTGTGGCGAAGTCATATTCGGCGGCAGGGTCATAGCCGGCTTTCATAATGACGCCAGATGCCTTACTTTCGATAAAAGTCACGCTGGGGTGCGTCTCGACAAAGGCTTTCGCTAGAGTCGACTTGCCAACGCCATGAGCGCCGCAAAGCCCTATCCCGCTCATGCAATCACCAACCCCGATGAAATATTCATCGATCTGCGAACCATATCGAGAAATTGAGGCTGGACGTTGAATGAAAAGTAACTCACCCCACCCGGCAAATCCTTCAAGTTGTCAGCTTTGAAATTCAAAGTGTGCAGAGGGTCTTGGACGATTCCGTAATATGAGCAAATCAAAACCAACGCTCCAGCATGGCTCTGTTCTCCCCATTGCTCGCCGATATCGCCATGCTCGTTAGCCAGCGTCGGTATGTTTAGAAACGTCCAGCCGGCTTGACCCGAGCCGTTGTCGAGAAATGGAGTTGGAAGGTGTTTAACCAACTCAACCACATCTTCAAATATTTCCTTCGCTCTCTCCGGCCAAATATAACCCTCGATGCTCATCAAAGATTCAACCTTGACGTGTTCCGCGCCATTTCTGACATCGTTGATGTTCGCGATGCAACCATGCACCTTGTTCATTACATGGATCGCCTTTTCTCTGTTCATATCTATTCCTTGTCAATTAGTGAAGCTGTATTGTGCCTGTGAAGACAAGGAAGTTAAAGTAACTATTTACTTATCTTCACAGGCAATAGAAAGGTTACGCCGCCTCTAACTCTTCATCCAACCCTTCGAGATCGTCTAATCCAAGATCGAGATCATCCAAGAAATCGTCGCTAGATGCCTCAGGTTTCTTCACCTCCGTCAACACCTCTTCTTTCTCCGGCTCTTCGACTTTTATCGTCTTCGCTTGTCTTTTTTGCTCGGCCTTCGCTTTTCTCGCCTTAGCCTTCTCTTCTCTTTCGGCTGCGATAGCTTCGGCATTCTCTCTGTCTATCTCAGACTGCAAAGCAATGACTTTGGCGCGTTGCTCGGCGTTAAGGCCAGAGAAGTCAAACGTGACGCTTGAGATGGAATCTCTGTAAGCATTTTTAAGGCTGTTTTCAATAGCCAATCCGACGTTGTATTTAGCAACTACTTGATCGACGAAGCCTAAGTCGACATCACTGCCGGTTTCGATCGAGGCTAAACGCTGATCTGAGACGCCCAGGTCTTTAGCCATTTTTGCGCGGGTGATTTCAAGGTCGACGCGAATTTTCCGCAACTCTTTTCCTAATGGGGTTGCGCCTTTGGTGATTCTATTGGTCATGTTATTTCCTTATGGTTAATAATTGATTAAACAGCTACAGGTGCGGCAATAGCCGGGTGAGACTTGTAGCCAATGAGTTTGAAGTCTTTGACTGAGGTAAAGTCATCAATCGACTTTTTATTTCCGACAATCGAGACCTCGGGCAGCTGTGGCAGGTCGTGTATGCGCGACAACAACTCAGCCGCTTGAGAAAAGTGGTTTTTATACAGATGCACATTGCCAAATGAGATTGTAAGCTCCAATGGTAAATACCCCGTCAGATGCCCAATGATGTGGGTCAGCAAGGCGTAACTGGCAATGTTGAACGGAACACCCAAGAATATATCCGCGCTGCGCTGATACATGTGGCACGAAATACCGAATCTAGGAATGTCGTAGCGATCAAAAACACGATTCCATTCTTCGGATGTGCAGTTGTAATGCCCATCGATCAACTTACTCTCTTTTGATTCAGGCAGACAAGCCCATCTCTCCCCTAGCGTCAATTTACGCACGTCCATTTGAAACAGAGCGTGACAGGGCGCCAGGGCTTGTAAGCCGAAATTGACATTTCCCTGCGGGCTTAGACCGTCAATCGGCAAACAACTTGGGTTCCATGCGACAACGACGTGGCGGCGATCATTCGGCAATCTTTCTAATCTATAGATGAGGTTTCGTATCTGATCAATCCCACCTGCCCCCCACATACGCCACTGTTCGCCGTAAATGGGGCCTAAATCGCCATTTTCTTTCGCCCATTCCTCCCAGATCGTATCGGCGTCGGAGCCATTCAAGCGCTTCAGGTCGTTATTATTGGTTGAACCAGACAAGAACCAAAGCAACTCTGCCGCGACCAGTTTAAACGGAACAAACTTGCCGGTGAGTAAAGGGAAGCCTTTGCGTAAATCGAACTTGATTTGCCGACCAAACAACGCCCTTGTGCCAACACCGGTGCGGTCGTCTGTATCATGGCCAAATTCAACAATATCCGCCATGAGAGCATAATAATCTCTCATTGGTATATTCTTTGGGCGAATCATTAACATCTTCTCAGCAATCACTCTCACCTCTTCTTAGTATCGCAATAAAAAAATCAAACAATGTCGAAGCAATCACGCCTAAAATCAGCGAAAGCTTGGCGAAAGCTTCAAATAACTGGCATTGCTTATCAGTTAAGTTGCCAGCGTTTTTAATCTCGTTAAAAGCCAAATATTCGACAAATTCATCCAACGTCAATAGCATCAGGACGAATGCAAGGCAGTGAAAAATCCCGCCTAGCGTGAATTCAATCCCCAGCCACCCTACTGTCAGCCTTCTCTTTCTTTTAAACACAGACACCTCTCTACTTGAGACCACTGCTACCAAAGCCACCCTCGCCGCGCTCGGTAGCGACAAACTCATGAACCACATCGAATTGAACTTGCTCAACCTTGATGAAGGCCATTTGCGCGATCCGTTCACCCGGCTTTATTTCGAAGTAGGCACCACCGCGATTCCACAGCGAAACGAATACCTGCCCTTGATAGTCAGAGTCGATCAATCCGACTAGATTCCCGAGCACGATGCCATGCTTATGACCTAAGCCAGAGCGCGGCAAAAGAACAGCGGCCAATGTCGGGTCTTGAATATTGACCGCTATACCGGTTGGTATCAATCTCGTTTCATTTGGGTGTAGAACCATCAGATCGTCAATACACGCTCTTAAATCTAAGGCCGCCGATCCTGGCGTCGCATAAGCTGGTGCGTCGAACTCATCACCAATGCGCGGGTCCAACAACTTCACTTCAATCTTTCTCATTTAAATCCTCGTTTTTCATTAACCGCTTTCTTTTGCCAAAACTCGGCAATCGCTCTTTTTTGCTCTTGAATCTGCGCCATCTCCGCAGACTTCTTGGCCTTTTCGCGCCGCCGATTTCGTTTTTCCTCAGCAGCCGTCATTCTGGTCAAGTCATCGCTTGACGGTTTGTTTTTACGCTGACGCTTCGCCATGAGTATCAGCAGAATAAGAGTCAGCGCAGTTGCCACAATTATCGTCATGTCACCCTCTTATTCAGTCGCTTCCGATAAAGTTATAGCGACCTTCAAATTAACGGCATTCGCGCAGGCTGCGACTTGATCGAGCGTTGCGTTGGGGTCTTGTAGCAGCGTGCCGAGCTTGACATACTGCCGACCCAACCAATGAACGCTATCGGTGGGCAAATCATGCTCAGTTTGCTCTTGCGCCTCGACACTGTTTTCTTTGATGGATTTCAAACTGGCTTGTAAATGCCTATTGTTCGACACATCCACTTTGAATATTTCATTGACGACAGCCACGGTCGCCGAATAGGCAAGCGCTTCACTCACCCCATTCAAACTCAAAATACCCTGAACGTCGCTAATCCACGCCCAAGCGTAAGATTCGTTGTTGTATATCTCGCTTTGGATCGTTCGCATCGCATCGCTTAATGTGATTGCTGGCTTAACAGCCTCCAAACGCTTACCGGAAATTTCACTCATATTGCTTCCTCTTGTGGTTAAAAAAAGAGTGACTGTCGCTAAACAGTCACCGGTTACTTAGTTTTAACAGTATACCCGACAACTCCAGGGTTTGTCGGGTATTTATCAGGTAGAAGTAACTATTTACTTACTTGATCGGGCATGCGCCGCCAGCGCATTCTTGGCTAGAGATTTCCTCGAAGCTCTCGGTGTCGCTAAAGTCAACCTCCGACAATTGCGCGACATATTCATCAAACACCTCTTTCGTCACCACCTCTTGCGGCAGATACAAATAACCCAAATCTGCGGCTGTTTTAGTAGGGTCTGCGCGGTAGATAAAAGACACGCCGACATACAAGTCCCAGTTCTCTAACAGCCAATCAATGATATCTGGCACCTCGCTAGGGCCATAGCTGATGGTGACTGAGGTGTTTTGCTGAGTCCAGTTATTTTGCAGCAACTTATAGCGCTCCAACTGCGACACCGCGCTTTCGACGTTGACCTCCGTGCCATTGACGTTGGTAAACTGCACGTCATCCCAAGACACCGGAAATGTCGCAATAACACCATCCATATCAGAAGGGTTATTGAACACTCTGTATCCAGCATCGCGCAACTTAGCCACGATCGGGTCATGCTTGGAGAAGTTCACGTTATTGAACACATAACGGCCCAGCGGCTTATGAACACCCTCGGTTGTGTCCATGATCTTGCTTAATGTTCCAGAGGGCTTAACCGTGGTGATGTTTTTCGGATACTGAGTGCCAAGCTCTTCCGCCATGCCATACGCCGCTGATGTAGCGAAGCGCTGCAACTCTTGGTAGTCGTATGCCGTCAAATCGCCTCGGCGCACAATGCCCGTCAAGCCAACGCCACACAAGCGCAGAAACTCATTGTTCAAATGCCACGCCTCTTGCAAGATGCCATCTCTCAAATTTACGCATGTTTGACGGTAGTTGGCGCGGGCGGCGACTTGAATAGCCCGGCGCAAACCCGCCGAGTCGCCATGAAACTTGCCGATATCCACTTCGGTCAAATTACAGAATGATTTATTGCCAAGTAGAATCTCCGCGCAAGGGTTGCAGCCTTTGAACCAGGGCGCACGTTTGAGCGCAGCCTCACCGTTGATGAATCCAGGCTCAGAACCACCGGATGCCTCGATTAAATCGAATATCTCCTCTAACTTTTCGCGAGTGGGCTTTTTGTAGAATACCAGCGAGTTATTGGATTGGCAGCGATGATGGTTATCGTGTAACCAGAAATCGCGCTTGGCCGTAGCGAACTCGCGCCACTCAGGATCGTTTGCGTCCAACAGCGCAATCTCGGCAGATCGGCGGGAAGACAGCACGGTGCCTAAGTGATTCATGATGTCGAGGATATCGATGGCGGTCAGCAAAGAACCTGCGCGGCGATTCATCAATTGGGCTATTTTCTCGAATGCTTTGGCGATAGCTGCATCGCCCGAGCTGATCCAGCCATAGCCCTTTAGACGCTCGCCAGAAGGCCGTATATTGCTGAAATCGAGTATAAGTTTATTGGCGGGATATTTACCAGCGAGCATTTTACCAATGCTTTTGGCCCAGCTTTCCGCGCTATCTCCAACTCTGATGGTCCAGACTTTTGCGAGTGAGTCCCATGTTTCGCTGTTTTGTTCATCGCCGCCCTTCTCCTGTCTTTTTGAGCGAATAACCTCAATTGTCTTAATGGGTTTGGCGAACCCATTGAGTGTGCCGCGAACCGGCGTAAAACCGACGCCGCAGCCTTGCAGCAGCAGCCATAAGCAGTCAACAACGTCATAAACCGTCTCCACTTGTGTAAAGGAGCAGTTGAACATTGAACTCTCTCTGGTTTTAGCGACATCGGTTCCACCAAGCCATAATGTGCGACCGCTCACCAAAACCTTACGACCCAGCATCAACTCGCGCAGCTCTTCCAACTCGCGCTCTTCGACATCTGATAGCGCTCTCTCCAACTGCCGCTCCCATAGCCAACGCTGGTGATCAATAACGCGCTCGATAGTCTCGGGCCAACTCTCAAAGCGATGACCGCTATTGTCAAGCGGCCTATTGTATGTGCGGCGCGTAATGACCGAAGCTCGGGTTGAAGGCTGGTGTGTTGTTTTTGAATTATCCATATAAAAATTACCTTTCTCTGAGAGTGTTAAACGCCGCGATTGAGCCACTCTCAAGACCCAATCGCGAAAAATAAGGGGCGAGCATTATAAAGTAAGTCGTTACTTACTACCAGCTACCAAATAATTCACTCCGCTTATGCAAAGACCCCTCCTTAGCACCCTCAAGCGCAACGAGGGGATACTCATCCGATCCTTTGACGCACTCCATTAACCACGGGGACAAAGGCTGCGTCGATCTCACGCAAACGCTAGCTTTACAATTCGCGTCAATGGAGTAAACGGTCTGATCCACATAACAGTCGTGCGTAGCTGCCATTTCGCTATATTCGATGTTGCCGCAGTCACAGCATAGAGGCGTCATTGTCGCGACTTTATGGGTGATGTCATTCATCAACCTGCCGTATACACGTCTTAAGTGATCATCGTGAGGGACTTTAGATACGACTAAGTGATACGGAGGCTCCATAAAGTTCGCCCGGATAGCACGACCCATTAGAATTTCGTCGCTCATTACGCAACTTTACCCAGCGAGCCGACCATTGAAATCAGCGCCTTAAACTCAGCAGTCTTCATGCCGGCGTAAATAGCCGCCAAAGCATCCGCCATGTGCTCGTTGTCATTGGTAAGCATCAATTCACCACCGCGCTTGACTCGCTTCCAGTTGGCCTCTGGGTGTTTTCTTGTCGCCCAATCGATCATATCTTGTTTAGTGGCCGTTTTGATGCCCGCGCCGGCCAGCTTAACGTCTGTGGGTGTCACTTCAATCATGGCGGTTTTTATTGAAGCCAGAACGCCGACGCAGACGCCGTAACTTGCCATTGCGCGAGCGCTCTGCGAGCCAACGGGCATCTCGACACAAATCAAATTTGCGCCTTTAATAGCCTCGTGCAGCCCATCATGCAGCCATCGCGCTCGTCGTAAATCGTCGCTGTTTTTACGAACCTGCTTTTTGCTTTGCGCGTCAGCCTTCGGCGGCTGAATCAAGCAAACCTCTCGAACGCTCAAATCGCCGCCAAGTATGTCGCCCTTGCAAATGCCGATATTATTTAAGCTGATGTCTATCCCAACCACCTTAATCATGATTTTCTCCTTCCGTAATGACATGTTGCCATTATAACTAATCGCTTACTTACTGTTGTAGGCAAATGCAAGGTTACCAAGTTCCAAACAGCGGATTATCTACCTTGATCTCCGGCTCAGCATTTATCCTTGTAGACTTTACCAACCGATCACCCACTCTCTCTCGCCCCCGAATGCCCTCGCCAATCGACACCGGCAGTTCAAGCAACATCATCATGGTGTTAGAAAATCCCGATATTTGCCTCTCGGCGTTCTTAAGACCGACCTCGCATAAGAAGGCGTTATCGTCATGAGTCACACAGTAAAACCCAAAGATGATTTCTTTCTTGCCTAATCTCGCAGACTTTAAGGTCATCATTGACCCAGGTTGAGCTTTGCCCGTTCGCCACGAACCGTCTTCTTTTTTAAACGCAACCGTCACGAATTCATCAATTGGGAAATCGATATCGGAGCCACCGAGACGCTTCTCTTCTTGAATAGCCTCATTGATTCTATCGACAAGCTCTTCGTCGCTCAAAAATACATTTTCAGGCACTTCTTCAATTATCAGTGAATCCACAATCACCCCTCCTCTACCCGCGAAAACCCATTCTCTTTGATAAACTCATCGATAAACTCATCAATAGACCCTTCATATTTGTCGATTTTATTGTAAAGATATCTGTATTTAACGCCTATCATTTTTGCCAATTGAGCGATTGTAATTTTTCTCCCTTCGAATTCTACAAATCTGCTATTTCTCTTGTTATTAGCCTGATCGAAGCTACTCGCCCACCTGCAATTATCTTTTTCGTAATCTTTATTTGGATCGATTCTATCTAAAGACATCCCGTCTGGTCTTATACCCATATCCTCAACAAATGCCGTAAAGCTATCTACCCATCTATCGCAAACAGTTACACCTCTAGCGCCATACAAATGGAAGTCAGGATTACTGGGGTTTAGACACCTCCCCTTCATCGCCTTCCAGGTATTGAATGTGGCGGATTTACTCATACCATGAGACTTTCTTGCCTGCGAGATTTTTTCGGAGGATTCACATCCGCAGGACGACGTGCCTCCACTTCGTAATACAGTCCCATAAAACGTCTTCTCAACGCCACAATCGCACCTACATAACCATAAGGCTATTTTAGCCTTTCCTGGTGAGTTGCCGACATACTTTAAAACCGTAAGTGACCCAAATTTTTCACCTGTAATATCTTTAACTTTTTTCGATAGCATCTCCATTCCTTGTTAAGTAAGTGATTACTTAGTATAACATAATGAGTAACATTTTTAGCTCATTATGTGTTCACCTCCAACCTCGAAAAGCCACCCTCTTTAACAACTGTTATTCTTTGAGTCGCCCATTGACTGAGCGAATTGTGAGATATAACAACAACCGTTCCTTTTTCTCGCGCCTTCTCTTCCATCAGCATCATTAAGCGTTCAAGGCCCGCTTCATCAAGCGCATCATCAATCTCATCGCCAATCATTAAATCGAACGGCTTGCTGGCTCTGCTCGCCACCAAGTCTTGCAGCGCGAGCGATGCAGCCAATCTGACTTTGCGCTTCTCGCCGCCCGACAACCCACCAAACTTTTTTGCGCCTTTTTCGTTGGTGACATCGATGCTGAACTTCTCCCTCAGCTCACCGGACTTGGTTTTGCTGAGTGTATTCCAAATAGCGCTGATGTTGCCGTCCGATAGCACCGATAGGTAATGCGCTGTCCGGTCATTCAGCATGGGCGTTACGGTATCCAACACATGCGCCCTAACTCCGGCGGGACTGAACACCTTGACGGCATCGCTAGCCAGATCGCGCAACTTTTCAGCATCGACCAGCTTAACCCTCAGCTCGTTGATCGAGGCAAGTAAATCAGCCTCCTTGACCCGTGCCGCCTCTATCAACGCAGTATAGGGACTCTCTGCGCTTTTCAGCTTAATAATCTCCTTCTTCTTGCGCAAAATTTCATCGTCTATTTCTTTGATTTCTTGCCGCAGCTCTTTAGCCAGCCGCAATTTATCCCGTAATTCGTCGCTGTCGGCTTTGTTTTTCTTAATCGCGGTCTGTATATCCCCGAGACTGGCGAGCCCGTCAGCGGCGTCTGAGTGCGCTTTTTTCGCTACTTCCAATTGCAGCTTTAGATCATCGACTTTCTTTTTGCTAACCGCCGCTTTTTGCTTGGCTATCTTTGTCGCATCATGCAGATCGTCCTCACAATAGGGCTTGCCGCATTCGCCGCATGGCTTGCCGACCCGCTCGCCAACCGCCCGATAAGCTTCGATATCCGCTCTCGCCAGGCTAGCGGCGTTTTTCAGATGCACTTCCAACGCCGTCACCTCCTTCAACTTCGCTTTAACTTCCAAGTCGGCTGAGTTGCGGGTGGCAACAAAGGCTGTTAAAGCCGCATCGAGCTTGTCGATTTCAGCCTGAATCGCCACCTCGTCGATTGACAAGTGCGGATTTGACTGATGGCTGGTTTTGTCATTCAGCAGTCCTTTTATTTCGGTTGCAATCCGCGCAATCTCGGCAGTGCGATTGGCCGCGAACTCCTTGTCTTTCTCCTCCAGATCGGCTATCGACTGATGGACGACGCTCAAATCGGACAACGATCGCTGAAGGTTGATATCCAACCCCGATACGAGGCCTTCATGACGCTTTAACTCCTCTCTTGCGATGCCATAAGCGGCGGTCAATCTGTTGACACCCGCCGCCTCTTCGACAATTTCTTTCAACGCTTTGTCGGTCATGCCGGGCAGGTTTGGCATTGAGTCTTGCGCGGCGTAGATGGCCGATCTAAACACCTCAATCGAGCAACCCAATATCTTTTCGAGCAATTCTTGCGTGAGCTTATCGGTGCCTTTCGTTAGATCGTTGCTGCTGTTGGCATCGACTATGCGTAGGGTGTTTTTATGCTTTTTATGCTTGCGATGTCTAGTCACCACATACTTATCTTGACCGTCCTCCAAATTGACTTCAACGAGGCAGTCTTTTCCATTGGTTTCATTGATCACGTCATCGCCGCTTTCGCCTCTTGCCGTCTCGCCGTAGAGCACCCAGCATATCGCGTCGCCGATGGTCGATTTCCCCGCACCGTTCGATTTCGTGGATGTATCGTCGCGGTTGTCGCCATCGATCAGTATCATCCCGCGATCATCGAGCGACAGGACGACCGGCTCATCACCTATCGTCAAGAAATTGGCGATCTTCAAATTGGTAATTTTCACTTAAACTCCTGTTTCGGTTTGCACTCTTGTAAACGACCCATGCCATCTCGATATCGGGCGGCTCCAGATCGCGCCGTCAGTCATACGACGATACACGACCGTCGGAGGGTATTCGTCAGGTCGTTCTGATTTCATGTTGGTCAGCAAGATGATTTGGTAGTGGTTGCCGTTTTTATGCCGCCACATTGAGCCCGACATAAGCTCATCTGTCTCGGCCATCTATACCTCCACCGCATCGACGCGGCTTAAAATGTCGTGACACAGTGTTGCCAGATCGGTGTTGCCAGAGAATGATTTTGCAATGTAATCCGCTACCGACTGCTCCAACGACAACGATGTGGCTGGCTGAGATTGGCGCGTCTCGATAGTGGTTTCTTTAACGGCTTGGATGACAACCCCTTTCGCGCCGCGCGTGATCATCTCCTCCCTCAAGGCCTTGATTTCTTCGGGTGTGGCCTTGCCGATCTTGAGCCGGCAGTAATTGCCGTCGGCGACCAGCAGCTCCTCTTCCGTCATATCGCCGTAAATATCCACAAAGTCGGGCGCATGTGACGCCTTACGCTCGACTCTATCCGGGTAAACCAACAAGAAGCCCGCTTTGCTACCAACATCCGACCATGTTTGATGCGTCGTGGCGCCGATTGAATAGACGCCATCGCCGAAGTCGTTGAAGTTGTGATAGTGTCCGGCGAAAACTCTGTCGAATCCCATCGTCGACAATTGCTGATGGGTTAATCCGTGATCGGGCAACCCCGGTATCACACCATCGACCGGCGCGTGAATGATGGCGTCAAACCCAGGTTTTGCGTATCTCTTCAACTCAACCTTCAGATCGTCGACCGAGCTAAACCAGGGCGTCAAAATTAACCCCTTTTCATGGCTGAGATGCACGACCGCACTTTCATCGCCAATCATATTGACACCGGCTGGAATCAATGCGCTGGCTGCATTTGTAAGCCAGGATGAGTCTTTCGATGACAGATCGTGGTTGCCGGCGATGGCGTGAACAGTCACTTCCCGAGTGATCTCCTCGAACAACTTAATGACCGGATTGAGAACCTCCGGCGATACCGAACCGCGAGTGTGGAATAAGTCGCCGGCCAGGATCATCGTGTCGCCGCCCGCCTTGACCAGCTCATCTTTGGCGCGTTTGACTTCATCGATGATGATTTGTAGGCGCGAATTAACCCCGTCTGGATTGACGGTCGAAAACGAACTCCAGCTATGGAAGTGAAGATCGCTCAATAGCGCGTATGGCTTATCACTCATCACTTACCTCTTTTTTAAACATCCAACTCTCAACTTTAAAGGTGTCGATCGTCTCGCCATCAACAAACGGCTTCAAAACAACCGACGAATCTGTCTCTGTCGGGCCTTCGAAAAACAACACCTTCGCGCCTTTTGAAAAGTATATCGAGTGAATTTCATTAGCCTTCATCGAGTAACGCTCGCCGGCCTTGTAAGTTCTGTCTTGATAGCACCATTCGTCAACGCCAATCACGCTTCGCGAGTAATTGCCGACTTCGCCTAGATACTTAAGGCTAATCGCAGTGTATGCGTCAAAATGCCTTTTGCCCGTAGGCTCATCATCTTTTCTCCATAGTCTGTTAGTCACTACGCCCTCCAACACATGACAAGCGAAGTCAAATCGGTGGCTATGCGGCACAATGGGTTCAACGTGATTGCGCTCGCACTCAAACAGTCTCACGCAACTACCATCACTCGCTTTTTCGCCAATCATCCAGCTCGTCAATCCCGGTATGACGTAGTTTCTTATTGGCGAATGCTTCATCGCATTTAAAGTGTTAATCATCGAACTAGCTCCAAATTGCTATTAGTTATCATGTAAGGAAATCTTTCACCGGTTGCGGCATCGACCATGTGAATGTCGTCAAACCAACCTTCGTCGTCGCTACCGCAGATGTTTGGATTTACTTCTGTGACCTTGAACGGGACTTTTGCCATGTGCGCATCAGCCATGCGGTCGTTGTTGCCAAAGAGATCACTGTATTTCTTGATTCTCACAATGTCGCCCACTTTGAGCTTGGGTGCTTTGTTGCTCATCCTCTCTCCTAATAAAAAACGTGATTGCCGATCCATCTTGCTTTAATCGGCGTTTTGTATCTGACGCCCAAGCTCTTTTCGTTGAAGAACTTGGCGCCGTTGGTTATGTCGCGCTTGCGCTTATTTACGCGGCGACCTATCTCTATCGCCCTTCGCCACGCTTCGGTCTCTTCCGACGCATTGGCAATCTTTTGCTTTACTTCGATCTTTAGCTCCTTGACCGAAGACCTGCCCACTGAGAACTCGAAATGCTTGCTAAAGAGTTTGTTGAGGATGACATCGCAGGGTGAGACACCCCGGTCATCCGCCCAATTTTTAACTACGTGAGCCACATATCGCTGTCCTAGCTCCGGCTCACCTCTTGACTCCATAAAGACCGCGATTGCTAAGCACATCGCGGCTGAGGAAATCATCTTCTCACCTCAATCATATTCTCCCCGTTTTAAAAGTAAGCGATTACTTATCTTACCGTAAAAATAAAGGCTTTGTTTCGGTTAGATGCTGATAGTCTTAACCGCCTTGAATTCATCCAACTCTAAATATCGCTGCAAAGAGCCGCCGCGACTGGCGTAATTCTTGACCGATGCTCTGGTGAATCTATCGAGCGTGGTCAGATAGAGCGAACCCTGATCGATTACTTTGACGCCGACATACTTGACGCCTTTGATGCGACAAAGGCTAAGCGTTTCAACATCGATGGCCCAGCATGCGATACCTTTTCGCATCGCATCAGAGATTGTAGCCTCGCCGGTTCTGAATATCTCCTTATGCCGGCGACGGGCGATATAGACCACCACACCCGTCACGCTATTCTTCAAGAACCAGCCATAAAATCTCTTTCCCTTCTTATGCTTTTCTTTAGTCCAAGACATACGCGCCTCTACCGTCTGAGGCACCCATCCACCTCATGTGATCATCATACCCCCATCCATCTTTATGCTCGGTTAGCGTAACGCCCTCTGGCCTGATGGATAGACCTTTGGCTGGGGTGGCCAGGTCAAGATCGGATAACTCGATATGCGTTACATTGAGTTTTCTCATTAACGCCACGATCACCCTCGCTTCTATATTCCATCGCTTACCACCCACTTCAACTTCGACATTTGGCAAGTCACTCATGTTTTCTCCTTAAATAAATCACTGTCACCGTTGAATTATCGTTGATAATTTGAGGCCCGTATAGCCGCTGCAATATCGCCCTGAGCATCGCCGCCGCATCGCCCTTTTCGCATTCAAGCATAAGATGGTTATTGTGCGCGTGGGTAGTCAGCATATCGTCAATAAATCCGCTATCAACGCCCTCCACTTCACACCTGCCGATCAACTCGCCACTCTTGACGTTTAATAGACCAACTGTGTCACCCGCGTTCAATCTTTCGCACCAGGCTTTGCCGGGCCTGATGGTATTAAACACCCCCTCCATGCCGACGATCTTGGGCTGAAAACCGAGTATTGGTTGATATATCGCGCATTGGTGAACAAAGATGTGGTCAGAGGCCTCGCAACTTAAGTCATTAGCGCAGCTTTTGCACAGGGAATCGTTTTTTAGAAAGAAAGCGCTTTCGTCGCCAATACCGATGCGCTTCAAATACCTTGATGATTTTTGCATGATACCCTCCTGAGAATGACCTTAGTGTAATCACGACAGATCAGCCTCAGAAGGGGTTTTTATTGGCTATTTCGGGAGCAGCGCAACTAACGAATCTCTTAAGCCTTCACTTTCGACTTTCTCAATCAATTGAGACCTTAGCAGCTTCTTACCATCCCACTCGATACGCGAACCACTCTGTGGCAGCTTGCCGATGTCAATCAAGTGGTCGATCAGCGAGCCGGTAGCGTCGAGGTAGCCGGTGCCGTCCGGCGCAAACATGAAGCGCCAATAAGCTTTTTGAAATGGCGCCGACACTTTATTCTTGATGCAATTGGCTGTAATTTCTTGCCCCAAGACCTCGCCGGAAGTCGTGCCTTTGATTTGCTTACGCGCCAATTGAATGCGAACGGATGCGTAAAACTTTGGCGCTTCGCCGCCGGGCGTAGTTGTTGGATCACCATACATCACACCGGGCTTCATCCTGATTTGATTCAAAATGAGGCAGAGGATGTTGTATTTTTGAACATATTGAGTAAACACAGGAAATACAGCCGAGCATGCTTTCGCAAGTGCCAGCGAGTCGTTCATGCCTTGCTCGTCGACATCCTTAGCCATCTTAGACTTCGGCACCATCGACGCTAAAGAGTCAAACACGACAACGATAGGTGCGTCGGGCTCGATCAATTTACCTTCGCGAATCTCGCGCGTAATCTTGATCGTATTGGTTACTGACTCTTCGAACGTCTCCGGCGTTTTGAATATCCAGGGGTCTCCGTCATCTGTCAGCAGACCGTATTTGTTGGCAATCACAGAGTCGAATGAACGCTCGTGATCGTTAAACATGGCGATGCCGCCCATTTGTTGCGCGTTGATCATGGCTTTGGTGGCAATTAATGTCTTGCCGGCTGACTCGGGGCCAAATATCTCGACGATGCGCCCACTTGGAAGCCCACCGTCATAACGGCCCGATATCGCCTTATTCAATGGCTCAAAACCGGTATCAAGCCACACCTTGACATTTTGAATACTATCGTTCTTGCCGGCAATGCCAGTCAGCGCTTTGCCTAAATTCACTGCTCCCATAAATTTCTCCTATTTTTCGAACGGTTTAATCCACTCGCTATAGCGGCGTAGAATTGATTGAAAGGCGAATTCGTGACAAAACTCAACGAACGCCTCTTGCTGATAGTCAGTTCTTCTGACTTCGATTGAAGCTGGCTTCTTGACATTCAGCAGGCACATCAACTTCATGTTGCGCTCCAAAATATCGACACCGCCATTTTTATTCAGCCCGAAATCGACCAACTTTTTGCGAAACATGCGAAGCTCAGGTATAGGCGGCTTCCAGTCTTCGCCGACGCTTTTAACCTCATCTATCAAGCCGGTCGGGGTGCCGTAATGCTTGATAAGCGCGGGCGCACACTTCGGTCCAATGCCTTGAACGCCATTGATACAATCGGATGTGTCGCCGACCAGAGCTTTTTCGTAAACGAACTGCATTGGGTCTTCGTAGCCGGTGTATTCTTGAAAGGTTGCGGCAGTCACCAGTTCTTTCTCGACTGGGTTATACCAATCAACCGACTTGGAAACGAGTTGAAGCCAGTCATGATCGCGCGATACCACCACGACTTTTTTACCCTTAGCGCTCATGTCGCCAGCCAAATAACCGGCGATGTCGTCGGCTTCGTCGTCTTTGGGTAATATTTGGCGCACACCTAATAACGACAACCCCTCGACTATATGCGGTCGCTGTTGTCGATACGACTCCTTCGCTTTTTGAGCGGCTATCTCATAGGGCTTAGGGGTCTTGTTGGGGTCAAGATTGCGCTTCGCTTTGTAGTCTGGATAGAGGTCGTATCGCCATTGCGCTCTGCCGTCCCATAATACGAGCGGTGTCGCTTTAAACCTCAGCATCAGGTCTCTAACGCTATTGAGCGTTCCGAAGATGGCCTGTGTCTCTATGCCGTTTGCAGTCAGACGATTGGCTGCGTTATTTGCATTTCCTACAGAATTGCCATCAATGAGTAAAATTGTTGCCATGTTGTCTCGACTCAGAAAAGATGGGGTGCCGAAGCACCCCAAAGTAACCACTTAGTTATCTTGACGGACGCAATTAATCGTCCAAATCGAGATCATCCAGTTCGCCGAGAATATCGTCCAACTCTTCATCTTCGCTCTCTTCGGCAGCCTTTGCTTGGGCTGCGACTGCCGCTTTAGAAGCAGTGGACTTCGATGGCTTTTTGGGCTTCTCTTCAACCTCTTCAAACTCACCGTCCAGCAAATCGTCTTCGTTCAAATCGAGATTTGCCGCACTAGCCGGCGATGGCAACGCACCGGTTGAAACGCGACTGATCACCGTGAGAGCCTTTTGATCTTTACCCTGGCTTGAGTTTAGCTCAGCCTTGACGTATTCATCCAGATTGTTCAGTTTATCCAACAACTCAGGCGGAACACGGGTTGGGTTGTCGCTCACGCTGACGGTGTATTTAGTGGTCAGACCAGTTCCAGACTTGCTGATGATGAAGTTGCGACCCTTCTTGACATCTAAAACATCGATGCCAGGAACGGTGATCATGTTACCTTCTTCATCTTCAATCTCTTGATCGTCGGCCTTTTGATCGATCAGATCGCAGACTGATTCGTAAACAGTGGGCGGCAACTCAAGAATAACCACTTCCGGCGCGGCGTCTTTAGCGACGCGATACGCATTTACCAGAAAGCGACCGCCGGCTCTCGATTCATCCAAAAGTTTTTTGGTGTCTTCGTCGGCGTTTTGCTTAGCGACTCTCAAGACTTCGCAAATCGGACACTCTTGGCCGAATGTCTTTTCCAGACACACATGCACCACTTTGAGGTCGCCGTTCGCGTCCTTTACAAAATGCTGACCGAACGCATGCGCGATCTCCAGCTCCTCAAGGCCTTTCCAACTCGGTAAAATCCGCCAAGTTGAACGACCCTCGGGCAAGCGAGTGGTGCGGGTTCGACGCCCCATCGCCTCTTGAACTTTTGCTTTTTGAGCGCGAGCGGCTTCTTGACGACGTTGAACCATTGATAATGTAGACATAGCTTTTCCTTTGTTTAAGTTTAGTTATTGCCTTTTCGAAACAAACTGCGTTTCTTTTCAGCGTTGTAATGATAACTCACCGCTTACTTACCAGCGAGCTATTTTTTGTGGCTCTTTAAGACATTGAAGCGCGGCGTAGGCTGCGCTCAGCTCTATCCTCCTTAGCCTCAATTTGCTTAATCCGAATTTCACCTTTAAGCTCTTCACGGTTGGCCGCGCCGATCTGCACCAGCATGTCACGCCGATGAACGAATGCGCCCGATGCCCCTTTCAGCATTTCGGCGATGGCTCTCGCTTCGTTATAGGCTTTACGAAGTCTGATATACCGAGGGTCGGTCGTTACCGCCGCCATTATCACTTTCTCGGTCGCCTTTTCCCCGCCGGCCAACTGATTATTTCTATGTTCGGCGAATAATCGCGCCTCTTCCACGTCAAGCCTTAACTTGATGTTTTCAACTTGCTCATTCGCCTTTGCGTGCTGAGTCGAGTAATGCGCGAACAAAGCCGCCTGACTAAAGAAGGCGTTGTTGATATCGACGGGATTAATGGCGATATCTTCTTTAAACGCTACCGGGTTGAAGTATGTTTTCACCAGCTTCTTCTTGGGCTTCTGCGCTGGAGACTGCTCAGCCTCAGCTTGCTCCAAATACTCGGACTCCTGCCTTTCGTCCTCATTAAACATTTCATCCGCCATAATTAGCTACCTTTTCAAGATAATACAAAACTTTCTCCGGCGAGCAATGACCAAGCACATCATCGCCGCTATCCTTTTCGTCAAACAGAGATGGCATAAATTCACCGTCTTGATCAATAACTGCAATCTCAAATAGCCCCATACTTCCGCCATAGGTGTATGGACCTCTAATTACACTGAGGGTCAGCCCGTTTCTAAATCTGACCCTTATCCTGTTCGTAGAGGCATCGCTACGATCTACGACACTCTCAACCTGCTCAAAAACATCACCCTTAACCTCGGCGCCCGTCAGTCTTTGGATTGCGTTTATCATCAGTAATACACCCTTTGCACGAATTTACTGCCATCAATGAATATGAATTCCCACACATCCAGCCCGCGATATTGGGTAACGATGGTTTTGACCGCGCTCATTCTTGCGGCGGCCCATCTGATCAACTCTTGATTTTTAGGAATTGTTTTTATCTCATCCGATACTTTCATGAATTCTCCACGAATTGCGTTGTTGAGTGACTATTATCCCCCGATTGATCAGGGAATAAAAGTCACTATTTACTTACCTCACATATTCATTAACT